TGGCGCTGCCCCCTCTGACCCCTGAAAAGAAAAGAAACGCACACCATGACGACGACGCCGCTGCCGCTGGATGTCAAGACGTCGACGGCCGTCCTGTCTCCGTGCGGCCGATACCGGTACGAACTGCTGCGCCGCTGGGACGCGTCGCTGCCGCTGCTCGACGCGCGAATGCTCAATCCGTCGAAGGCTGACGCTGAGCGGAACGATCCGACGATCCGGCGCGTGATCGACTTTGCGCGCCGGTGGGGATTCGGTGGGATCCGAGTGACGAATCAGTTTGCGCTCCGGGCGACGGATCCGGCCGAATTGCTGGTCGCTGACGATCCGATCGGGCCGGAGAACCTCGAGTATCTGCGCCGGCCGGCGGTGAAGACGCTGGTCGCGTGGGGCGCTCACGCGGCTGTGAGGCTGAGAGCGCCGGCTGGCAGCTGGCCGCTACCGGAGAACGCGGTCTGCCTCGGTGTGACTGCGGCCGGGGCGCCGCGCCATCCGCTCTATGTTCGTGCGGACACCGAGCCGATACCGTGGCAGCCGTGAGTGAGCGTAAGTCGCCGTTGCGGGCTGTGAAGGCTGGCGAGTCGCCGGCGCCCAAGAAGCGCGCGCCAGCGAAGCGGGCGTCGCGGCAGCGGACGATGGTCCACGCGGCGAAGTTGTCCCGGAAGACGATGCTGGAAACACTGCGCGACAAGCTGGCCGCGGCAATCGACGATCCGCGGTCGCATCCGCGGGATCAGATCAACGCGGCGAAGCAACTGTTGGACGTCCAGAATCAGTTGGACCAGTTGAACCCGAAGAAGGCCGCGGCCGCGTCGCCGAGGTCGGCGGTTGCGGATACACCGGATGAGTCCTGGAACGCAGACGCCATCTAGGCGGTCGTCGGCGTCGAGCTCTGGGCCGTCGGCTGGCCGGCCGCCGTCGAAGGCGGTGCAGGGCCCGAAGTTGTCGGAGGTCGCGCGGCACGTCATCCCACCGGAGAACATCGTCGCGACGGCGTGGCCGGCGGTCCGGGACACCTGTCGGAACATCGGCTGGCTGTTCGATCGGTGGCAGGACGGTCTGGGCCGGCTGATCCTGGCGCTGGACCCGCAGGGCTACTACGCGGCCGACACGTCCGTGATCAGCATTCCGCGGCAGGTCGGGAAGACGTACCTGGTCGGCTGCATCGTGTTCGCGCTCGCGCTGCTGAATCCGCGGCTGACCGTGATCTGGACGGCGCACCGCACGAAGACGGCCGAAGAGACGTTCGACAGCTTCAAGGCCATGTGCGAGAACAACCCGCTGCTGGGCGGCGTTGGCGGGCCGATCATCAAGCGAATCAGCGAGTCGCGCGGCGACAAAGGTATCTATCTGCGCAACGGCTCGCGCATCCTGTTCGGCGCGCGGGAACACGGGTTCGGTCTGGGGTTCGCCGGCGTCGGCGTCCTGGTGCTCGACGAGGCGCAGCGCGTCACCGAACAGGCGATGGACGACCTCATTCCGACGATGAACACGGTCGCGAACCCGCTGATCCTGATGACGGGCACCCCGCCGCGGCCGACGGATCACGGCGAAGTGTTCGCGCGGCACCGGCAGGAAGCACTGGACGGCGAGGCCGAAGGGTCGCTGTACGTCGAGTTCTCCGCGGACGACGGCGCCGACCCCGACGACCGGGCGCAACTGCGGAAGGCGAACCCGTCGTATCCGCACCGGACCGGCGAACGCGCGATCCGGCGCATGAGGAAGAACCTCACCGAAGAGTCGTTCCTACGTGAGGCGCTGGGCATCTGGGACAAGTCGATGCACCGGCCGATCGTGACGACGGCGCGCTGGCGCCGGCTCGAACGGACCGACCGCGGCGTGATGGGCTGCCCTGCTGACGGCGAGAAGCCGGCCGGGTTCGGCGTCGACATGTCGCACAACCGGCAGATCAGCGTGAACGCGTGCTGGTTCGCCGACGACGCGGGACACACCGAGGAAGTCTGGGCCGGCGACGACACCGACGCGGCCGTGGCGTGGATCGACGACGCATGGCGGCGCGCCGGCCGGCGGACGTTCGTCGTGATCGACGGAGAATCGCCGGCGGCGTCCATGGTGATCGACTTGGAGAACCGCGGCGTGAACGTGATCGTGACGAACGCGCCGCAGTACGCGGCGGCGTGCGGCGCCGTGGAAAACCGGCTGAAAGCTGGCACGCTGACACATGGAGGGCAGGACACAGTGACGAACGCAGTCGTGAAGGATGGCCGGCGCCGGCCGATCCGGGGCGCCGGCGGCTGGGGCTGGGACCGGCGGAACCCGTCGTCGCAGATACAGCAGGCCGTGGCGATGACGCTCGCGCTCTACGCTGCAACCAGGAACAGGCGCGCGGCACGGCGGACGTCCGGCGCGACGACAGGCAGGGAAGCGGTGGTCTTGTGACGACAGCAGTCGAGGCGGCGACGGAACCTAAGAAGTTCACGTTCACCATCCCGGACCTGAACGACGACGTGGTGGACACGATTAACCGGCTCTATCAGCAGTTGGTGGACCGGGCGCCGCGGAACCTGCTGCGCGCCGGCCTGTACGACGGCAAGTACGCGATCGGTTCGATCGGCAGCGTCATTCCACCGGAGTATCTGCGGACGGCGACCGTGCTCGGCTGGGCGGCGAAGGCCGTCGACACGCTGGCGCGGCGCTGCAACCTGGACGCGTTCGTGTGGCCGGACGGCAATCTGGCCGACGAGGGCGGAACGGACCTGTGGGACGACAACTGGTTCGCGACGAAGGCGAACAGTGCCATGGTGTCGTCGCTGATCCACGGGCCGGCGTTCCTGATCAACACCGAAGGCGACACGTCCGAAGGCGAACCGAAGTCGCTCATCACCGTGAAGTCGGCGCTGCACGCGACCGGCGACTGGAATCCGCGCCGTATGGGCATGGATCGGCTGCTGTCCGTGCTGGCCTACGACGACAAGGGGAACCCGTCGTCGATCGCGCTGTACGAAGACGGCGTGACCGTGACCAGCCGGCGCGACGAGCAGACCGGCCGGTGGGAATCCGACGTCCAGACGCACGGGCTGGGCGTGCCCGTCGAGGTTCTGCCGTACCACCCGCGCGAGGACCGGCAGATGGGTTCGAGCCGTATCAGCCGGCCGGTCATCAGCTTGCAGAAGCGCGCGCTGCGCGGCTGCATCCGCATGGACGGGCACGCCGACGTCTACAGCTTCCCGCAGATGATCCTGCTCGGCGCCGACGCGTCGAACTTCAAGAACAAGGACGGGTCGATCAAACCGGCCTGGCAGGTGGCGCTGGCGCGCGTGTTCGCGCTGCCCGACGACAAGGAAGAACCCGACGCGGCGCGGGCCCGCGCGGACGTGAAGCAGTTCCCCGCGGCGTCGCCGGAACCGCACATCAAGTTCCTGGAACAGATCGCGATGCTGTTCAGCGGCGAGACGTCCATTCCGATCGAATCGCTGGGGTTCTCGAACCGGGCGAACCCGACGTCGGCGGACGCGTATATCGCGTCGCGCGAAGACCTGATCGCCGAAGCTGAGGGCGCGACGGACGACTGGGCGCCGGCGCTGCGGCGCAGCTTCCAGCGCGGTCTGGCGATCCAGAACGGGCTGGACAGCATTCCCGACGAGTACCGCAGCATCGACGCGAAGTTCCGGTCCCCGCTGTACCTGTCGAAGGCGGCGCAGGCGGACGCCGGCTCGAAGACACTCGCGTCGCTGCCGGACTGGGTGAAGGAAACCGAAGTCGGGTTCCAGTTGGCCGGCCTGGACGAACAGCAGGTGAAGCTGCTCATGGCCGAGAAGCGTCGGCAGGGTTCCGTGTCGCTGGTCGACGCGCTCAACGCCGGCAACCCGGACCAGACGGTCCCGCCGGGTGACCAGCCCGACGTCGTACCGCCGGCCGGCGGCGCGCCGGCGGGCCCGCCGCAACTGGCAGCGGTCAATGGCAACCGGGGCGCCTGAGTTCCAGGCCGCGCTGGTCAAGCTCGGCGACCGGCTCGCGATCGAAGCGCGCAAGGTCACGACGGCAGTCGCGCGGCTGGGCCCGGAGGACGCGCGCCGGGTGATCACCGACGCGTATCCCGAAATCGCTTCGCCGTATCTGGCCGCGGCCGGCGACCTGTCGGCGACCTGGTACGAGGAACAGCCCACGAAGTCGCGGCGCGGCCGGCTGTTCATCGCGCGGCCGGCGGACCTGCCGCCGGCGGACGCGCTGGCCGTGAACGGACGCTGGGCGCTCACGCAGACCGACCCCGCCGGCGCGCTCGAAGGTAGCTCGCGCCGGCAGATGTTCACGCAGTCGCGGCAGACCATCCTGAACAACACCGAGGACGAGGGGACGCGGTGGATACGGCACGCGCGGGCCGGCGCGTGCGGGTTCTGCCGGATGCTCGCGACGCGACCGCTGACCGTCGGGCACGGCGGCGCGCCCGGTCTGTACCGGACTGAGGGAACGGCGTCGCGGAACACGCACAGGTTCGAGACTGGGCACGACCGCTGCCGCTGCATCGTGCTACCGCTGCGCGAAGGCGCCGAATACGTCGCGCCGGACTACCTGCCGCAGTGGTTGGAGGACTACTACGCGGTATCGCGCGACGCGGACGGCCGGCTGCTTCCCCCGCGGGTGATCGCCGAACGCATGGAAGCTGTCGGCCGCGAGCGCGGCGACTACGGCGACGTGATCCACCGGGCCCGCGGCGAAGTGAAGCCCGACGTCGTGGACCTGGACCGCGCGCCGGTCGCACGGGCCCGACAACTGACCGAACGGAACGCCGAACGCGTCGACCAGGCCGTCCAGCCGGCCGTCGACCGGGTGAAGCAGGCGAAGGACGTCGCGGTCCGGGCCGATCAGTTCGCGCAGACGGCCGTGACCGTCACCGGCCGGACGAAGCAGGTTGTCGACGTCGCGGACCGGCTGCTGGGCGGCACGTATCCGGCCGTTCGGCAGGTCAAGACGCTGGTCGACGCGGCCGACAAGGCAGCGCAGTCCGCGGCCGGCGTGACGTCGAGCGCGGCGACCGTGACCAGGGTCGCGGAACGGACGCTGCGGGACACGACGGCGATCGCGCACGGCGTGAAGCAGATCGTGGACGAGACAGCCGGCGTGCTCGACGAGGCCGCGGCGATCGCGCTGGGCGCCCGCGAACTGCTCTCGACGGCCGGCACCGCTGCGGCCGACGTCCGCAACGCCGGCGGGCTGTCCGCGCGAGCACAGACGGCCGTCGACAACGCGACACGCATCCGCGACGACGCTCGCGCGCTGCTGGACCGGGCCCGCGGCACCGTCGAGCAGGCACAGAACACGATCGCAGCGGCCGGCGAACTGCCGGCGCGCGTCCAGGCGCCGCTGCGCGACCTGCAATCGCTCGCGAACCACGTCCAGAACACCGCGCAGGCCGCGCAGATGGCCGGCGCGGACGCCGGCGCGGTCGCAGCGCAGGTCCGCGCGCTCACCGAAGGCATCCGGGACGCTCGACGGGCAGCGCGGACACCGGAACCGCCGCGCGAACCCGTCAAGGTGACGTCCGAACGCGTCGACCGGCCGGCGCCGGCCGGCGAACTGCCGCTGGAACCGCTCGACGTCGAGGCATTCGACCTGCCGGAAGCACAACTGGCGATCGAACGGACGCCGGCGCCGCTGGCGATCGAAGCGCGGCCGGCGCTCAAGGAACTGACCGCGGGCCCGGACCGTCCGCCGGTCCCGAACCCCGACGAAGGGCAGATCGCCGACTGGCTCGCGGCGAACGACGATCACTGGGCCGCGCTCGAACGGTTCCGGGCCGAACCGAAGCTGCCGCCGGCGGAAATTCTCGAGCCCCCGCGGGTTCCCGACGTCCCCGACCCGATCGCGGCCGGCGTCCTGCCCGACGCGCTGGAAGCTGTCGTCGAGGACCGGGCCGCGGACGTCGTGACGAAGGGCGACAAGCTGCGCGCCGCGCTCGCGGAGGCGAAGCGGGTCGCGGCCGAACCGGACACCCGCAAGACCGCGCAGGGCAACACGAAGGCCGCGACGGCGAAGCGTCAACAGCGGCAGTTCTACAACAAGTCGCAGGTCCAGAAGGCGCAGGCGGAACTGGACGCGGCGATCGCCGACGGCACCGTGGACGACGTGCTGCCGGCCGCGAAGCCGAAGCGGGCCGCGGGCCGGCGTCCGGCCGACGTCGAGGCGGAACTACGCGCGGCCGGCGACGCTGCGATCCAGAAGTCAGTCGACGACTTCGAGCGCGCGGTAGCGACCGGCGACGACGACCTGATCGACCAGGCCGCGGACCACATGGACGCGGTGGAGAAGGCCGAGATGGCGCGCCGCGCCGCGGCCGACGAGCGACTGGCGAAGCTCGCGGCGAAGAACGAGCGTCTGCGGGCCCGCCGGGAAGCCGAACGCGAGGCCGAACAGCGCGCGATCTATGACGAGATCGGCGAACTGGTCGGCGAGGACGCTTCGATCGGCGACTACCACCTGGCCGAAGCGCAGGTGATCGCGCGACGGACGGGGCGCAGCGAATCCGACGTGCTGCAATCCATTCGGAAACGCGAGTTCATGCGGACGGCCGAAGTGAAGGGCGACGGGTTCGAGGACACGCTGAAAGCTGTGTTCCGCTACGAGGTTCACAAGGCGTACCAGTTGGCCGAAGCGGAGACGAACGGCGTGATGGTCCGGCGCGCGTCGGAAGGCAAGTTCGACCCGCTGAACCTGTGGTACGCGAGCGACGCGACCGCGCGGAAGCACATGTCCGAAGAGATGGCGAACTGGTTCGACGCGAACGGCCGGATTACGCTCCCCCTCATGCGGCAGATGATTCTGGACGGCGACGAGAACTTCGCGCGCCGAACCGTGATGGACGCGGACTACAACCAGTGACCTTCCGCGAAGAGGCCGTCGAGGCGCTGCGGGCCGGCCAAAACTCGAAGCTGGGCGACCCGAACCCCTACGGCGACGACCGGCCGCTACTGCGGCGCGTGTGGTTCCGCGGACACATGTCGATGCTCGAAATCAGGACCGCGGCATCGCCGGCCAGACAGGCATTCCTACGCGGCGACGTCTCGACGGGTTAACCTGCTGGTATCCGTCACTGCCACAGGGCGGACCCACCAGAAGACCCGAACCGGGAGTAGCAGCACATGAAGTTCGACCGATCGAAGCTCTACCTGCCCAACGACGGCGACCAGGGCGGCGGCGCAGACGGCGCCGGCGCGGGCGGCGGCGCTGGGGCGCAGCAGAACAACCAGGGCGAGAACGGCGGCGCCGGGAACGACGCCGGGAAGCCCAAGCGCGACGCGCTCTACCAAGACCTGCCGGACGATCATCCGCTGGTCAAGGCATACGAGCGGGTCAAGACCGAGAACAAGGTTTTGAAGCCGAAGGCTCAGCAGGTCGACGACGCGGAGAACGCGAAGAAGACCGACGCGGAGAAGATCGCCGGCCTGCAAGCGCAGGTCGACGGGCTGCCGAAGGCTGTCGCGGGCGCGCTGCGCGAACACCTGGTCGCACTGCACAAGTTCGACAAGGACCAGGCCGAACTGTTTCTGACCGGCGACACGCCGGAACTGATGCTGCGGCAGGCATCCGCGCTGCTCGAACAGGGCGGCAGCGGCGACAAGCGCAAGAACTACGTCAAGGACGAGGGCAAGCAGAACGGCAAGCCGGCGGCAGACGATAACGCGAGCTTCGCGAAGTCGCTGTTCGGTGGCGGCGACGACTGATTCTGGGCGCCCCCTCCACAACTGAGAAGGGCATATCGCAATGGCTACTTTCGGAACTGGGCAACTCAAGAACCTGCCCCGGAACATCGCCGACGGCATGGTGAAGGACGTCGTGTACGGCTCCACCGTGGCCGCGCTGTCGCAGCAGCGACCGCAGCGGTTCGGCAACGAGGACATCATCACGTTCACCGGCCGGCCGAAGGCTGAGTTCGTGGGTGAGGGACAGGCGAAGTCGAGCACCACGGGTGAGTTCGACTTTGTGACCTCCACGCCGAAGAAGGCGCAGGTCACGATGCGGTTCAACGAGGAGGTCCAGTGGGCCGACGAGGACTACCAGCTTGGCGTGCTGCGCACGCTGTCCGAAGCTGGCAGTGAGGCGCTGGCGCGCGCTCTGGACCTGGGCCTGTACCACCGGATCAACCCGCTGACCGGCGGCGTGATCGCCGGCTGGGCCAACTACATGAACGCGACCACGAAGCGCGTCGAGTTGGACGAGGCGAACCCGGACCTGACCATGGAAGCCGCGGTCGGGCTCCTGGTGTCGGGCCGGCACCCGAAGAAGGTCAACGGGCAGGCGCTCCACCCGTCGCTGGCGTGGAACCTGGCGACGACTCGATTCCAGGACGGCCGGAAGAAGTTCCCCGAACTGGGTCTGGGCGTCACCGCCACGACCTACGAGGGTCTGCCGGCCAGCGTGTCCGACACCCTGGACGGCGGCGACGAAGCCACCGTCAACCTGCCGGTCCGCGCGTTCGTGGGCGACTTCCGCGACGGCGTTCGCTGGGGCGTCCAGCGGGAAATCCCCGTCGAACTGATCAAGTACGGCGACCCGGACGGACAGGGCGACCTCAAGCGGTTCAACCAGATCGCGCTGCGACTGGAAATCGTCTACGGGTGGTACGTCTTCCTGGATTCGTTCGTCGCTGTCGACCAGGCCGCGTAACAGCGGACCCTGCTCACCAACCGAAGGGAACGAACCATGGGCGTGAGGCTCACGAACAAGCACGGCATCGTCTGCACGGTCGAAGAGGACTTCGCCGACGAACTGCTGGCAACGGGCAACTTCAAGAAGGAGTCCACCGGCCGGCGTGCCAAGAAGGACGACGGCAGCACGGCGAACCAGGGCGGCGGCGACGGCGGGCAGAACCCGCAGAACCCGCCTGACCCGAACGCCGGCAAGTAGCAGCGGAGGCACGGCGCATGTCTGAACCGATCGACGTCGAGGACCAGGACCAGCCGGACCCGAACGGGCCCGGTCCCCTGGTGCTGACGCCGGACGACCTCAAGAACTTCGCGACGATCGCGACTGCCAAAGCGCAGGACATGATCGACGACGCTCTGGGGACAGCGTTCATCCATGCGCCGTGCATCTTCGCGCCGGACTTCGATCCGGCGAAGCGCAAGGCCGCGAAGGCGATCGTTCGAGGCGCCATATTGCGCTGGAACGAGGCCGGCACCGGCGCGGCCGTCACGCAGTCGAGCCAGTCCTACTCGCAGACGCTCGACACGCGGCAGACGCGGAAGGTGATGTTCTTCCCGTCGGAGGTCGACGCGCTCAAGCGGCTGTGTCGAGCCGACGACGAGGACAGCGGCGCCTACAGCATCGACATGCTGCCGTCCGAGACGGTCCAGCACGCCGAAATCTGTTCGATCTACTTCGGCGGCGGCTGTTCGTGCGGCGCGATCCTCACGCAAGGGCTGCCGCTGTGGGAACGCGACAACGGCTGGGCGTGATGGACTTCAACATTCCCGAACCGTTCACCGTCACGCACTGGACGCGGCCGATCACCGGCAAGAACGCCGGCGGACAGGTGACCTACGGCGATCCGGTCCCCCGGCAGCGCAAGGTCCGCGGGTTCGACCAGCCGGCCGCGACCGAGGCGACCGAGGCGGCAGCGGCCGGCCGCAAGGTCACCGAACTGGAAATGGCCGACGACGAGGGCGATTGGCCGTCGAACAGCGTCGTCGAACTGTGGGACGGCCGGCAGTTCGAGGTGAACGGCGACGTCCGGGACGAGAATCTGGGCCCGTTCGGGTTCCGACCCGGATACGTGGTTCCGCTACGGAGGGTTACCCATGGGCCGACTTAGAATCCCGATCAGCGACGACCGCAAGATTCGGAAGCAGACCACGAACGCGTGCCAGCAGGTCGGCGCCGCGATCGCGGTCGCGGCCGGCCAGATGGCCGGCGGGAAGTACGGCGTCGAGACGTCGCAGGGCACCGACCGGCCGCGCGTGAACGTCTACGCGGAGGACGGGCCGGCGATCGCGGCCGAGAAGGGCGCCACACCCCCGCTACAGCGGGCCGCACTGCAAGCTGAGCACCTGTGACCGGGCCCGCGGCCGTCGGCGCCATGCCCGACACCATGACGGCGCCCACGATGGAACCGGCGTTCGCCTGCCGCGCGTACCTCACGCGCCGGCTGGCCGATCGCGGCATCACGGAACAAGACCTGCCCGTAGGCTCGACTGAGCCAATGGGCACCCCGCGGCGGTATGTCCTCCTGAATCAGGTCGACTCACGCCGGCGCGGACCGCTCGCGGACTACATGCTGCGGGCTCGCGTCTTCGACGAGGACGTGGAGAAATGCGGGCGGCACACAACGCTGCTGCACGCTGCACTGCTGGGCGCTGCTCAGGTCAAAGTCGTTTTCCCGGACGTCGGCGAACTGTGGGTGACTGGCACCGAACACGTAAGCGGTCCGTCGGACATTGACGACGAAGCCGCCGGCCTGTTCGGTCAAGCCGTGACCGTCTTCTGGACGGTCGCACTCAAACCGATACGAGAGGCAACACCATGACGAATCCTCAGCCCGTCATCCCGTCGCCGCTGGGCGACTACAACCAGGTCTTTGCTGCCACCCCGTCCGGGTTGCAGACGGCCGGCGGTCTGTACGTCGCGCCGGCGGGAACCACCCTGCCGGACGACGTGGACGAACCCCTGGACCCGGCGTTCAAGTCGCTGGGCTACGTGTCCAGCGACGGCGTGACCATCAGCATCGACGGCAGCACCACGCCGATCGAGGTCTGGTCCGGTGAGCGCATCGGCGCACTGCGCGACGCGTTCGCGATCGAATACAGCATGTCGCTGTACCAGGTGCTTTCCCCGCACGTCAACGCCGTGATCTTCGGAGATGGTTCCGTGACCACGGCCGCGGCGACCGCGGAGCACGGCAACCGGATGAAGGTCGCGATCGGCTCGCGTATGCCGAAGATCGCTTCGCTGGTGCTCGACGCGTTCTTCGAGGACAAGATGATCCGGCAGGTCGCGGAACTGGTCCAGATGAGCGATATCGACGACATCACCCTGGTTCACAACGAGCCGATGGCGTTCCAGCCGACGTTCAGCGTGTACCGCGGGTCGAACGGCGATCACGTCGTGCAGTACAGCGACGACGGGCAGCGCATCGCTGCCTGACGCAAGACGTGGCCGGCGCGCGGTCTGGTGGGCGCGCGCCGGCCACCCTGCACTACCCCCACCAGAACCCACCAGGAAACCCACCAGGAAGGCAGCACATGTCCGACGAGCAGAACCACGACCACGACGAGCACCAGGGCGACGTCGAGCACCAGGGCGAGCCGCAGCACGTCGACTTCGACCCGCACGCGGAGGAACAGAAGCCGGAACCGCCGGCGCCGACTCACGTCGGGTTCGAGAGCACCGAACCGACCGCACCGATCGACGACGCGGAGGACGACGAACCGCTGTCCATCGTGGACGAGTGGGGCGGCGACTACCCGCCGGGAACGTCGCTGTTCTGCGCGAAGTTCGACGCGGAGGACTTCGACGACGACTGGGGCGAAGGCGACTTCTCCGAAGGCGCGACCGTCGCGATCAAGCGCGGCACCGGCGTGCCCCCGCAGGGCTGGATCATTCGACACGCGCACCTGTCGGACCTGGAACGCACGAAGGCGATCCTGGAAAAGCACGCATCGCCGGACGCGCTCGCGATCCTGTATTCGCTCAAGGACACGGCGTTCGACGCGTTCGTGGAAGCCTGGGGGAAGGACGGCGGTATGGCGCCGGGAAAATCCAACAGGTCTGCGCGGCGATCCGGGCGCATGAAGCGCCGATAAGGCGCGACGTCCTGGACCTGGGCGGCGGTTATCGTCTCGACGATGGCCGTCTGTCCTGGGACGACCTGCACGCCGTGATCTACGCGGCGCCGCCGACCACGGCACTATTCCACGCGGCCGAACAGGGCTGGACCACGACGGACTACCTGCTGGCGATCATCGGCGACGGTATCCACGACCTGATCTGGCAGAAGACGAAGGACGGCCGGAAGAACCGCCGGCGCCCGAAGCGACTCATCCGGCCGAAGCGCGCGTCCGACGACGGAACAGCGTCGACCGGGCTCGGGAAGGCTACCGTGATGACAGTCGAAGAGTTCGAGCAGAAGCGGACGGCGCGGATGAAGGCTTACGTCGAGCGGAAGAAGCGCGAGGCGCGGGCCCGGAAGGAAGCAGGCTGACGTGCAGGGTACCTACTGGCTGACAGTTCTCCCGGAGACGTCGAAGCTGCGGCCGGGTATCAAGCGCGCGCTGGCCGGCGTCGACACGGACGCGGTGGTCCGGCCGCGGCTGGACACGTCGAACATGGTCAAGGGCGCGAAGGCTGCCGGCCAGCGGGCCGGCGCCGACGTCGCGGCCGGCGTCGAGCAGGGCGCCGGCCGGGGCGGCGGTCTGGGCCGGCTGCTGCGCATCGACAACGCGCGCAGCACCGGCCAGCGCGCCGGCAGCGAAGTGAACGCCGGCCTGGCGGCGTCGAACATCGGCGCCGGCGCGTCGGCGCAACTGGAACGGAACCTGACCAGCGGCGCGTCCGGTATGGGCTCGCGGCTGGGCTCGCTGATCGGCGGCGGTCTGTCTACCGCGATGAAGGGCGCCGGCGTCCTGGCCGCGGCCGGCATCGGCGGCGCGCTCACCGCCGGGTTCAAGCGACTGACCGCGATCGACGACGCGAAGTTCAAGCTGCAAGGTCTGGGCAACACCGGCGAGCAGGTCCAGTCCATCATGGACAACGCGCTGGCCGCAGTGAAGGGCACGGCGTTCGGGCTCGACGAGGCGGCGACCACGGCGGCGTCCGCGGTGGCTGCCGGCATCAAGCCTGGCGAGGAACTGACGAATTACCTCAAGCTGACGTCGGACACGGCGGCGATCGCCGGCACGAACCTGGCCGACATGGGCGGCATCTTCAACAGCGTGCAGACGTCCGGCAAGGCCATGACCGGCGATCTGCGGATGCTCGCGGACCGCGGTCTGCCCGTGTTCACCTGGTTGCAGGAGGCGACCGGGAAGACCGGCGAGGACTTCAACAAGTTCGTCGAGGAAGGCGGTATCTCGGCGCAGATGTTCCGCGACGCGGTGGCGAACAACATCGCCGGCGCCGCGCAGAACATGGGCGGATCGGTCCGCGGGTCGCTGTCGAACCTGAAAGCGGCGTTCTCTCGGTTCGGCGCGGAACTGTCCGGGCCGATCTTCGCAGGGCTCAAGCCGCTGGCGATCGGGCTCACTGGCGTATTCGACAGCGTGACCGCGGCGATCAAGCCGATCATGGCGGACCTGACGGCGCGCGTGGGCCCGTGGGCGGACGCGCTCGCGGCGAAGATGAAGGCGTGGGCCGACAACGGCGGCATGGAAAAGCTGGTCGCGTGGTTCGGGCAGCTTCGCGACACCGTGGCCGGGTTCATCAGCGGCAGCGGCGGCGGCGGCGCATCGTCCACCATGCAGTCGATCGCGGACAGCGCGAAGGCGATCGGGCCCGCGCTGCAACAGTCCGGGCCGGCGCTGGCCGGGTTCGGCGAGGCGGCGAAGCAGTTCGGTCTGGCGCTCGCGGCCGTCGGTCCCGAAACGCTGTCCGGCGTGATGGTTCCCGCGCTCAACCTGCTGGCCGGCGCGCTCAAGTTCGTGGCGGATAACGCGTCGTGGGCGGTTCCCGCGATCGGCGGGCTGGTCCTGGCGTTCGGCGGGTTCCGCATGTTGGAGAAGACCGTCGCGCCCGTCGTCGCGGCGCTGAACGGCGCGTTCCGCATCATCAACGCGCCGATCATGCTCGCGCAGACCGCGGCGATCCGCGCGCAGGCGAAGGCCATGGAGGAACTGACGGTCGCGCTCGGGGCGAACGCGGTCGCGCAGACCACGCAGGCGACGGCGGCGACCGGCGCCGCGGTGGCGACCGGCCGCGGGCGGATCGCGACGCTGGCCGCTGCGGCAGCGAGCAAGGTCGCGACCGCGGCGCAATGGCTGTGGAACGCTGCGCTGACGGCGAACCCGATTGGCCTCATCGTGGCCGCGGTGGTCGCGGCCGGCGTGGCGATCTGGGCGTTCTTCACGAAGACCGAGACTGGCCGGAAGCTGTGGGACAAAATCTGGACCGGCATCAAGACCACGGTGTCCGTCGTGTGGAACTGGCTTAAGACCACGCTGGCGAACGCGTGGACGCAGATCGGGCCGTCGGTAATGAAGATCGCCGACGTCGCGAAGCAGGCGTTCGGCGCGTTCGGGAACGCGATTAAGCAGGTCTGGCAGTTCATCCAGCCGGCGATCGAATGGATCGGCCGGCTGTGGCTGTCCGTGCAGAAGCTCAATTTCCAGATCGCGATAGGCGCGCTCAAGGCGCTGGGCGCCGTGATCGGCTGGCTGTGGACGAACGTCGTGGTTCCGGCGTTCTCCGGTATCGCGACGGCCGTACAGACGTGGTGGGCCGGCGTGCAAGTCGTGTGGGCCGCGGCGAAGGTCGCGATCCAGGCCGTCGGCGACGTGATCAGTTGGCTATGGCAGTCGGTGGCCGTGCCAGCGTTCGAGGCGATCAAGACCGCGGTGACGACGTGGTGGGACGGCGTGAAATTCGTCTGGGACTTGTTCGACGCCGGTGTCCACAAGGTCGGCGACGGTATCGACTGGTTGAAGGGCGCGTTCGAGACAGGGTTTAACGCGATCAAAGGCGTCGTCGAGACGGTCTGGAACTTCATCAGCGGCATATTCGACAAGATCAAGAACGGCGTCGGGAACATCGTCGACAAGCTGCGGTCGATTCCGGGTATCGGGTCGCTGATCCCCGGCGCGGCCGGCGGCGGGCAGGCGCCCGGATTCGCCGGCGGATCGGCCGGCGTGTCGAGTACCGGCGTGATCAGCGGACCGGGCACCGGGACCAGCGATTCGATCCTGGCGCGCGTGTCGAACGGCGAAGGCATCGTGACCGCGGACGCAATGCAGAAGGGCGGCGCGCCGATCGTGGCCGCGCTGAACGCCGGCTGGGTTCCGCCGGCCGGCATGTTGCGCGACATGCTGCCTGGGTTCGCCGAAGGTCTGGTGACCGCGGACCAGTTGGTCGACTTCGCGAAGGGCGTCGAGGGACAGCCGTACAAGTGGGGCGGCGTGAACTGGGGCGACTGCTCGGGCGCCGTGTCGGCGATCGCGAACTATGCGACCGGGCAAGACCCGTTCGGGTCGCGGTTCGCAACGGCGAGCGAAGGCGACGAACTGGCGAAGCGCGGGTTCCTGCCGGGTATGGGCGGCAGCGGCGACCTGTCGATCGGCTGGTACAACGGCGGGCCCGGTGGCGGACACACCGCGGCGACGCTGCCCGACGGGACGAACTTCGAGATGGGCGGCGCCCGCGGGAACGGGCAGTTCGGCGGCAGCGCGGCCGGCGCCGGCGACTCGCAGTTCACGAACCAGATGCACCTGCCGGCGGAATACTTCGCCGGCCTGGACGGGGCGACGGGCTCGACGGGCGGCAGCATCGCGGCGCTGGGCGGGTCGACGTCGGCCGGCGGCAGCAGCGCGGCGCACGCGCGCAAGGTCCAGACGGCGCAGACGACCGTGAAGAACGCCGGCCAAGCGGTCGACGACGCGACGTACCGGCGCGACCGGGCACAGCAGCGGGTCGACGACCTCAAGGCGCAGGGGAAGGACACCACGGACGCGCAGCACAGCCTGGACGTCGCGAACCGGGAACTGACCGACGCGAAGGAGAAGCAGACCCGCGCGACGGATCGGCTGACCGAAATCCAGAACGAGGCCGTGAAGGCGGACGACAGCGGCGCCGGCGCGAAGTCTGTCGGCGGCGGGTTCGACGACCTCGGGAAATCGCTGTGGGGCGGGCTCATGGAGACGATCGGGCTCGACGGTTCCGTGTTCTCGAACCCGTTCGAGTGGCCGACCGTGAAGTCTGCGATGGCCGGCATCAACTGGCTGGGCAAGGAGTTCCTGGGTGACGGCACCGACACGGCCGGCGGCACCGGCGGCGGTACTGATCTGCTCGGCGGCATCCTGGGCGGCGCGTCGAGCACGACCGGCCTGGACGCGCTGGCGAACCTGAACCCGGCAGCGGCCGGCGTCGAGGCGGCGCCGGCGTCCGCGGTGGCGCCGGACACCACGCAGCACGGCGCCGGCAACGGCGCGGCGCCTGGCCCTGGCGTCTACATCGAAAACGCCGGCATGTCGCCGACCGACGTCGCGAACAAGCTGGAAGGCACGCTGAACGCACGCACCCGGACAACGAAGGTTCACTGATATGACGAGTCCCGAACCGCTGGTCAACTTCGACGACGACTTCTACTACGACACCCCGAAGTTCCCGAACGACTTCGAGGGGAACCCGGCCTACGCGCCGACGGACTTCGCGCACCCGACCTGGCAGAAGATGACCAGGTGGGAGGACATGGGCCCGAAGGGTCACATTCTGCGCAGCGAGGAACCGTCCTGGTTCTGGATGCACCCCGCGACGAACTGGAAGGTGTGGCACATCGCGGGCCCGCGCGAGGGGACCGAAGGCGTCGTGATGGCGAAGGGTCTGTCCGGCGTGGACGACTTGGAGTTCGATCACCGCTACTCGAACGGTCCGTACATGATCGGCGCGGAACGCGAGCGCACCGACTACCAGATGGGCGTGGTCGACGTCGGGTTCGTGATCAACCCGCCGGCGAACATCAACCGGCCGGCCACCGGCAAGATCGGCATGTTCGCGATCGCGGACAGCTTCAAACGATCGTTCGACGACAAGATTCCTGGGTTCCTCGGATGCTTCACCCGGCAGCACGGTCTGCGGTGGATTCCGGCGATCAAGGGCGCGAAGTGGAAGCGCGACGCCGACGTGTCGCCGACGGCGCACGGCAACGCGACCGACACGATCAGCACGACGCTGCACATGCCCTGGCCGCTGTACGCGAAGCCGGCGCTGACCGACGTCTGGCGCCCGGACCAGGCCGTGATCGCGCGCGACGGGTTCGCGCGGCACACGTTCAGCATCGCGAACAAAGGCACGTTCGAGACGGCCGCGAAGTTCGTTGTCCGCGGGACGTCGCGCGACGACATAACGATCGACGGAAAGAAGGGTTACGGCGTCCGCATCCAGAACGGCACCGGCGGGAACATGATCCCGATTCCGAACCTGCTGCCCGGTGACGGGCAGTACATGTTCGTCGACACCGACCCGGCGCGGCAGACGCTCACGACGCAACTGGAACCGATCGACGGGCAGATATACCGGACCATGCGGCAGTCGCAATTCCTGCAACTGCTGCTCAAGCCGGAACTGGACGCGCACCTGCCGGCGCAGCGGCGCATCCCCGGCGGCATCGACTTCGACGTGATGATTCCCCCGCTGACCGTCGCGCACATCGACGTCACGCACACGAACGCGGACGGGTCGGTCGAGATGATCGTTCCGCAGTATTACCGCAGCAGTTGGTCCTGATGGCGGCGCCATTCGGGCCGGCCGGCGTCGTGCTCGACGACCCCCGCAGCGACCCCCGCGCGACGTGGCGCGAGATCAACGACCGCCGGCGGGTGATGGACGCCGAAGCGCGTATGCCGTCGCTGTATCGCATCTGGGACAAGGGGATGCGGTACATCGGGACCGTCCACACTCACAAGTCGTTCGACGGCGAAGTGATGGAGCACGACAGCGGACAGGGCGACGTCGTTCTCCGCGGGTCGGACTGGCTGATCAAGTTCCTACGGACCGATATCCGGGCGAAGGAAGACCTGAACTTCACCGTCGACCCGTACCCGCACCGGCGCAACTGGCGCGACCGGATCGGGTTCAAGGTGACCGACGTCAAGGTGGCGAAGGACGAGGACGGCGAGCGGACCGTCACGCTGTCGCTGATCGAGAACCGCGAGCACTGGAAGCACATTCTGTTCGGCGCGACCGTGTTCGCACCCCCGGAGGCACAGCCGATTAAGTGCTTCCTGATGCCGGCCAACTGCCGGACGGCGATCGCGACGGCCGGCGCGGCGAACCTGGCTCGACAGTTCAATCCGGCGCTGGCCGTGTTCACGAACCTGCTGAACCCCGGCGCCTACGTCGGCGCCGCGCTCGGGCTCGGGCTGCCTGGGAACTGGGCGTTCCTGAACCACCCGCTACAGATGCAGTTCGTCAACCCGGTGACCGACACGTCGCGGCTGTCCGTGCTCATGTCGCGCTGGCAGGACGCGCACAGCGTCACCGAAGCCATGCTGAGGGACGCGAACTGCCACGTCCGCCCGTATGTGTGGCTCGAAGAGGACGAGGACAGCCCGCACCCGGAACTGGCGATGCTGGTCGGCGAGAAGCTGGCACGGCCGCGGCGGAACTGCATCGTGTTCGCGGTCGAGGAAATCGACCAGTACCACGGCATCACCGGCCTGGCGCCGGACGGCGCGATCAAGCTGATCGCGGCGACCGGGGACGACCTGGTGGGCGAAGTGCTCTACAGCGACGCGAACGGCGACGGCGAGAACGATCCGCTGATCCGCAAGTGGTTGCTGGCGGCGCCCGAACCGCCGACGCTGGTCTTCCGCGACGGCGAGCGTTCGGCGATCATCTCGTCCGAACGGCACATGTATAAAGCCACGGCAAAAACCATTATGACCGGCGGAAAGTCGCCGCAGTGGCTCAACCAAGTGCAGACCTTCCTGGTCCGCTATGCGCTGTCGAAGATCGCCGAAGCGGTCGCAATGTTCGGGCAGATTCCGTTAACTGAGGGCATCGAAAACGTCTACCAAAATCAGGGCGACGACATGTGGTTCGCGTTCATCCGCTACACCGACGTGAACCGTGTTCTCAACTCTGACGACTTCGGGTTCCTGGAAGAGTTCGTCCAGGGCAGCGGTTCCGCCTACGTCATCGCAACCCCGCTGACCATCCGGGAAGGCTTGGAGAAGACGAAGGCGCACCAGGTGTTCAAGACCACGGTCCGCAACGGCCGGCCGCACCGCGTGTTCATCGACTACCGGATCGGGACGCCGGCGCTGACGGAGAATGACGGCGTGCTGATCGCGAACCACATATCGGCGATCAAGCTGCACGAAGACGAGAGCACACCGAAGACGTTCGATATCAGCATCGGCGACGACCGGCAGACTGAAAGCGGACTGGCCGCGGCGACGCGGACCGCACAAGAGTTCTGGAACGGACTTGCGACGATGATGGGACAGGAGACGAATTTCTGATGACGGACCACCAGCCGACACCAGAGCAGGTCGAGGCGATGAACCGGCTACTGACGAACCCCGCGACCGCGCGGGCCGGCGACGTCGACCAGGACGCCGAACGGCTCGGATTCGACATACCGGAGGACCAGAAGCCGGCGCAAGAACTGGTCTGGCTGTTCGATCAACTGCTGGACAACCCGGTCGATAAGTTCGGGTTCTCCTACGATCTGCGGTACCTCAAGCCGCTGCTGGCGTTCCACTTCGCGCGCTGCCTGCCGGCGCAGTTCGGCGGACAGCCGCGGGTGAAGCGGCGCCAGTACCCGAACGGGTTCGTCGAGTGGGTGGCGCTCGACGCGCCGGACCTGCCGGCCGACCCGCTCGACGGGCTCACGCTCGACGAGATAATGGCGCTACCGCCGGAACAGCGCGACGTCGCGATCCGCCGGCTGCAATCAGGTGAGGACGTCGGGCCCGTCGAGGACATGGACGCGGCGATTCCGTGGAAGGTTAGAACGAACATCGTGATCGACGAAGAGGCGCTGAAATGACCGTTCCCGTGGACACCACCTGGACCGACGAAGATATCGACAACTTCTACCGAACGCACCGCATCCCGACCACCGGCGACGCGGTGGCGCTGTACCAGGCGATGCTGCAATCGACGTGGGTCGGCATCGTGGGCGACCCCGACACCCCGCCTATGCAGTCGGCGACGATGGAAGTGGTCGACGGGAAAGCCGTCATCACGACGACCGTCCTGATCGGTCCGCGCGGGTTCCCCGGCAAGAACGCGCCCATGGTGGACCTGGAATGGCCGGTCCCGCTGAACGAGGACGGCACGGTCAACCTGCCGGGCGACTGGGGACCGGAGAAGAAGAACCACGGGTTCCTCCACGGTGGCCTGGTCTACGTCTGGGACGGCGTGAACGACTTCCACACCGCGCTACCGGGCCCGACCGGCGCAACCGGCGCGACCCCGGAAATCACGCTGGCGTTCGAGACAATCCCGATGAGCGAGCGCACGCCGGAAGTGATCGCGGCCGGCGACCAGGTGGAGAAGGGCGGCACCCCTGAACGGCCGTTCTACAAGATTCGCGCGCTGTCCCCGCAGGGACCACCCGGTCAGATGGGCAACGTCGAAGCACTGCTGAACTACGACCCGCAGACGGCGTTCGGCGGCGCCGCGGTGGGCCGCGTGCTCACGAAGCTGCCGAACGGCAAGTGGGGACCGTCGGACGCGAGCGTGAAGACGACCGTGTTCGCCACCATCCCGGAAGCGGCGTTTACCAACTTCAACGGCACCGCGCAGCGCGCGCCGATCCTGTCGTACACGCTGCCCGTGCTCGACTACGACACCGTGATTCGCATATCCGGGCACTTCAAGGCGTTTGGCGTCGAACTGGACAGCGACCCGCTGCTGATCGGTGTCGAATGCCGGCTGGGCGATCCGCTGTCCGGCCAACTGATCGGCCGCGGCAAGGGAACCCCGATCGGCTGGTCCTACGTGAACCCGCACAGTTCCAGCCCGTCCAGCCCGGAAGTCGCGATCGCGCCGGACAACGGCGTCGGGCTGATCCCCGCCGGCGCCGCGCTGGCGATCCACGTCGCGCTGGTGAACGACGGACTGCTGGGCGCGTACATCTTCAACAAGACCGACGCGCAGCTTGACTACATTCGGTTCGCGGCATGACCGCGCCGGCCGACGCGACGGCGAAGAAGCCGTTCGAGAAGCGATACAAGACCGTGGTTCCGGTCGAACTGCCGGCCGGCATGGAACGGCCGGCCACGATCGACGACCTGCTGACCGGCGAAGGCGAACCAACCACGATGACGGCGCGCTGGCTGGCGCGCGAGTCGTTCGAGAAGCTGGCCGCGGAAGACCGGCTGGAACTGGTCGAGTACCACGAAGCACTGATCGACCCGGCCGCGGTCCCGCCGAAGATAGTCGAGCGCATGGGCCGGCCGGCCGACGTGTTCCTGTGGTTCGAGTTCTCCGGGCTGGGCCGGCTCAACCAGGACATGTTCGACTGGTTCGCGGCTGAGTTCGTCGCGCACTGCGACGAGTGGCTGGCCGCGGAGCGCGCGCACCTGGCGGCGCTCGACGAGCACCAGGACGCGGGCGAGTAGATGGCAGGCAAGGTCCACGATCGCCGGCCGCTGATCGTCGACCGGAGTCCGCTCAAGCAACTGGCCGAAGAGTTCGGCAAGTTTCCCGATCGGAACCCCGTCGACCTGGTGAAGGCGTTCGCCGACGCGCTCGAAGAATACGGGCTGGAAGCGATCGAAGAGGTCACCGGCCTGGACCTGTCCGGGCTCAAGGCCGCGATGGACCGACTCAAGTCGCTGCTGGGCGGCGTCGACCTGTTCGGGTCCGTGTTCAACCCGTCCGGCGCGGTCGAACAGTTCATCGACAACATGCTGATTCCGACGGGCAAGCTCGGCGCGAACTGGGCTGACCTGTTCCAGAAGCTCACGCACGCCGACGCGCCGGACGACGCGCTGACCGCGCTCGCGCAGTTCTTCCAGGCCGAACTGGGCGCCGCGATCACACCGGGCCGGCTGCCGCTGCTGCCGCTGTCCCATATCAGCGCAGTGAATCCGAACCTGCTGCTGGACCCGTCGTTCGACGACGAAGCGACGCTGGCCGGCCTGGACGACTGGGACTGGGACGACCAGAACGGGCGGACGAAACCGGGCTGCGCGTACACCATGGCCGACGGGCTGACGCACATACTGCACTCGAACCCCGTCGAGGTCGGGCCCGACGACAAGCTGGACGAGGAAATCTGGGCGCAGTGGGTCGGGCTGGTGACGAACGGCGCAGGCCCGGTCCGGCTGCACTGTTCCGCCTACCGCGACGACGACACCCTGATCGGCGGCGGGCCGGCCGTGCTCGCGACCGCCGGCGCGGCCGGCAATTCGGCCGGCTGGGTGAAGCTCTCGACGTCCGGCTACGTGCCACCCCCGAACACCGCGTATGTCGTGATGGAACCGACCGTGGCGTCCTGGGCGACGGCCGGCGCGGTCCGGTTCGACGACGGCCGGCTGGCGAAGACCGGCACGCTGCCGCAGTCCTACGTGTCCGGCCTGGTCGGCGCGCTACAGGACGCGGCGGACCGCATTCAAGGCGTGATCAACCAGATATGGACGGGTATCACGCGGCAACTGCTCGACGGGCCGAAGACGCTGCCGGACCTGTTCGAGGTTCTGGGCGCGATCCCGGCGGCGTCCGTCGGCGGCGTCGGCGGGCTCTCGACGATGGCCGACACGATGAAAGAGACGTGGGCGCAACTGTGGGGCGGGTTCGCGCGCACGATCGGCACTGGCGGGAAGTCGATCGCCGACGCGGCGAACGCTGCGGCCGACGTCGCAGAAACAGCGGACCAGGCCGTCCAGGTGGGCGAGTGGAACAACGCGATCCTGGGCATTCGCGATAACAAGCCGTTCGACAGCGGCGTGGACCCGACGGCCGTGTCCATGTTCCCGATCCCGGCCGCGACGGCGAGCAACGGCGAACCGACGTTCCTCAACGCGACCGCGGCGTCCGTGCCCGTCGCGTTCTGGATCGCACCGGAGGACGCGCAGCGCGGTTCCGTCCAGTGGCTCGGCAAGGGCAACGCGAACATCACGGCGTTCTACATCGACGTCTATCGCATCGACCGGACGACGGGCGCCTGGACGTTCGTGCTGACGTCCCCCGACCAGTTCCCGATTCTGTCCGCCGGCCTCAAGCTCTGCCGCTGGGACATGCAGGCCGCGAACCGGCAGACCGTCGCGCACGGCGACGTGCTCGCGTTCGCGTTCCGTGTCCAGGGCACCGGCACGCACCAGATCGGCGCCCGGTACGGGCTCGCGGCCGGCGACACGACGCAGGTTCCGCAGCGGCCGTCCGCGGTCCGCACCGCGGCCGGTCCCGGCCTGGTGGGCAGCGTGTCCGCAGCGCAGGCGCCGGCGCTCTACGGCGGCGACGTCCCATGGGTGGCGTTCGGCATCGTGACCGGCGACGTCGCGCCCCCGTTCTACGCGCCGCGGACGACGGAGTTCCCGACCCCCGGCAGCGGGTTCGTCTACGACATTCCGACGTGGGCGAAGTTCCTGGACGTCGTGCTGATCGGTGGCGCCGGCGGCGGCAAGGGCGGCAACGGCGGCGACACCCGTCCGGGTTACGGCGGCGGCGCCGGCGCCTGGGCGACGGAAACGCTGGTCCGCGGCGTCGACTTCCCGGCGAACGCGACGCAGATCATCCTGGACATTGGCGCCGGCGGCAACGGTGGCGCGAAGGAGTCGAACGGGCAACCGGGCACGCTGTCCGCTCGACGCGCGATCGCCGGCGGCAAGGCCGCGCTGCTGGCCGCGAACGGCGCCGGCGCGACGCAGTACGGCAGCGGCACGGACCCGATGAGCACCGGCCGCGCGCCCGGAAACATCACGTTCGCCGGCAAGCCGTATGTGGGCGGCACCGGCGGCGCTGGTGGCCGGCCTGGCGGCAACGGTGGCGATCCGGGCGCCGGCGGTGGCGGCGGGTTCGGCGGCATCTACACCGTGGCCTACGCCGGCGGCGATGGCGGGCGCGGCGGCGGCTGGGTCACGGCGCGGAGCACGTAGTGGCCGGCTGGTTCGGTTCCGCGGTCCCGCCGGCGCGGCTGACGGCGCGCGGCTGGTTCGCGCAGGCGCAACCCCCGACGGACGAGGAACTGCGCGTCGGCTGGTTCGCCGTGCTCGCGCTCGACATGCGCGAGTTCGCCGACCCCGTGCAGGCGTTCGAGGTCCGCACGCTCAAGGGTCTGGCGCTCGCGCAGATCGCAGCGTCCACGCAGTCGCTCGCGCTGCGGAAGATCGCGCTGGCCGTGTTCTCGAACACCGCGACGCCGGCGCAGACGCTCGCGCTGCGGAAGATCGCGCTGGAACAACTGGTGAACGTGGCGCCGGCTGTCCAGGCCGTCGCGCTGGTAAAGGTGGTCGCGCTCGCGCTGTCCAACCGGGGCGGCGTGGTCCAGGCGCTCGGGTTCGCGAAGGTCGCGACAGTCGGATTCTCGAGTTCGGCGGGCCCGTTGCAGTTGTTCGGCGCCGTGGCGATCGCTGCCTGGGCCGGCTCGAACACGGTCCCCGGCGCGCAGAACCTCGGGCTGGCGCAGATCGCCATGCTGGCGCTGTCGTCGCTGTCGGACACCGCGGAGGCGTTCACCTACGACGTCGTGAGTTCGTTCACCCCGCAGACGTTCACCAACCAGGCCGGCACGTTCGCGACGCCGGCGGGCTGTCACGGCGTCTGGGTGACGTGCCAAGCGGGCGGCGGGTCGGGCGGTGGCGCCGGCATCCGCGGTTCGACGGGTACCGGCAACGGCGGCGGTGGCGCCGGCGGTGGCGCGCGGCTGCGCGTCTACGTGCCCGTGCAGTTGCTCGGCTCGAACTACACCATCACCCGCGGCGCCGGCGGCACCGGCGGGCGGACGCAGGGCAACGCCGGTCTGGCCGGCGGGAACACCGTGTTTACGTCGAACAGTGTGGACCTGGTGATCGCGACGGGCGGCGCCGGCGGCGGGACGACGACGAACCCGTTCGGCGGTGGCGGCGGCGCGGTGGGCGCCGCGGCGGGGACGACCGTCGACTACGCGGAGAACGGCGGCGCTGGGCAGGCCGGCGGGACCGCGGCCGGCCACCTGCCGGATAACCCGAACAATACGGACCTGTCGGCGCCTGGTGGCGGCGGTGGCGGGGCGAACAAGTCGAGCGCGTATCAGGGCGGCAACGGCGCCCGCTCGACTGCCGCGGCCGGCGGCGCGAACGGCAACCCCGGCGGCGCCGGCGCCACCGGCGCGAACAACGCTGCCGGCGGCGGCGGCGGTGGCGGCAACGCGGGCTCTGGGTTCGGCGCGAACGGTGCGAACGCGGGCGCCGGCGGGCCCGCGGGCGCCGGCGGCGGCGGTGGCGGCGGCAAGGAAGGTAGCTCTGGCAGCGGCGGGCAGGGCGCGGCCGGCGCGCAGGGGATCAACGTGCTTGAGTTCGTCTGACCGCGGCCGGACGTAGGATCGCGCTATGACCGTCGGACCTACCGCGTATCTGGTGAACAAGCTCCTGGACCACGCGCTGCGGAACGTGATCTGGACACCCCCGTCGATCGTCTACTTCAAGGGACACCTGGGCGACCCCGGCGCGGTTGGCGCGAACAACGCGGCGGCGACGACCACCAGGATCGCCGTATCGTTCACTGCTGCCGCGGCCGGCGTCGTGAATCTGTCGGGCACCCCGGAACTGACGCTGCTCGCGACGGAGAACATCAGCCACGGTTCGCTGTGGGACGCGAACGCGAACGGCAACTGTCTATGGACGGCAGCGGCCGGCGTCGTGAAGGGCGGCGCGGCGAACGACATAATCCGCCTGACCACGTTGCAGTTCGGGTTCACCGGACTGGCGGCATAACCCACCAGGAAGCAGGGACACCATGGCAGAAGAGTTCGACCAGTACGCGGTGGGCTGGGACGCGATCGCATCCGCGGACGCCGACCCGGCCGACGAGGCAAGCTGGGTTCCGGTCCGCTCGCAGGTCGACACCCGCGAGGACGCCGAACGCATGGTCTGGCAGTTGCGCGACCTCAACGAGCGCAACCCCGCGGTCCGCAACGTCGGCATGTTCGGCCGGCCGACCCCCGTCGACTGGACCCCCGTCGACCCCGGTCCGCGCCCGCTGCCCGAACCGCCGGTCGCGCCCGTCGTCGAGGACCAGGACCAGCCGGCCGACCAGCCGGCGGACCCGCTGCCCGTCGAGAACACCGAAGGTCCGCCGGAAACCGCGGACACCCCGTTCGAGGAACCCGTGTTCGTCCCGATGGACGACGAGACGCCGGCCAGCACGACCGACAATGGGTAGCGAAAACGGTTGGGAGCCGGCGCGTCTCGCGCCGGATTCCCCGCTGCTGGTCTGGAAGATCGTCCCCGGCACGAACCCGCCGGTTCACCTACAGGTGATGCGCGGGTTCCCCGAAGTGTTCCTGATCGCGTGGGCCGCGGACTGGAACGAGTTCATCGAACCACTGCGCGACGCGGATTCTGCCTGCTACACCCCGACGAACAGCGTGTCGACGTCGAACCACCTCAACGCGACGGCCGAAGACCTGAACTGGCAGTCGCACCCGTTCCGCAAGCGCGGGTCGCTCAACGCGCAGCAGATGGCAGTCCTCAAGGAAATGGAGGACTTCTACGAGGGCTGGATGTTCTGGGCCGGCCGCTGGCAGAACCCGATCGACGAAATGCACAGCCAGTGCGGTTACGACACCTGGAACGACAACGATCGCGGGTTCGACTTCATCCACCGGAAGATCAGGTCCGACGGCCGTTCGACGTTCCGACGCGGATCGCTGCCCGGTGAGAACCTGCCGGCCGCGGCGCCGGCGTTCCCGCCGATCGCGCCGGCGCACGACGACGAAGTGGCCGCGACCGTGCTCTACGACGCGGTTCCGATTATCGACATGGACCGGGCCCGGAAGCTGCTGCCGCTGGTTCGCGCCGGCCTGGTGGCCGCGAAGTGCGACACCCCGCGCAAGATCGCGATGTACCTCGCGCAAGTGGGCTGGGAGTCCGACGGGTTCAACGCGACGGAGGAATACGCGAAGAACGGCCGGTACGCGCCGTTCATCGGCCGGACGTGGATCATGGTCACCTGGCAGTCGAACTACGCGGCGTTCGGCCGCTGGTGCTACGACCGGCACCTGGTGAGCGACCCGGACGTGTTCGTGAAGAACCCGCGGAAGCTGGCCGACGACGAATGGGCCGGCCTGGGACCGGCCTGGTACATCACCGACGCGCGCCCGAACATCAACGCCATGGCCGACGCCGGCGACCTGCTGGGCGTCACGAAGGCAATCAACGGCGGGACGAACGGGCTCGAAGACCCCCGACCGGGCGTTCCCGGCCGGCGGACCCGCTGGAACCAGGCGATCGCGCTGGGCGAACGTCTGCTGGAACTGATCAACCACCCCGATACGGAGGACACCATGCCCGGACTGACCGACGACGAACAGCGCGAACTGCTGGTGAACACGCGCTGGCTGCGCGAGCAACTGGAAGTGAGCCGGCCGGACTGGTCCCCCGACGCGGACCTGGGCACCGACTCGCAGGGCCGGCCGAACACGCTGCGGACCGCGGTCGCGAAGATTCTGCGGCTGGTCGACAAGAAGCCGGCCGCGGGCCCGTCGAGCACCCCGCCGGCGACGTCGTAATGGAACTGCGCAAGGGCTCGAACGGGCCCGAAGTCTTCCGGTTCTACGACTATTTCACCAGGTGGGCGAAGTCTTACGCGTTCCTGCTGGGCCGGCGCGACGGGTACTTCGGCAACGACGAAGAGGCGTTCACGCGCGAACTACAGTCGCGGCTGAAACTGCCGATCACCGGCCGGTTCGGCGACGTCGAGGCGTCGCGCACCGGCTACCGCTGGACCGGCACGGCCGAACCGCCGGCGCCGATCGACTTCCTGCCGATCTGGCACTACAACGCGCCGGGTTCCGGGGCGACGACGTTCCAAGGTCCGCCATGCGTGACCGGCGCGCGCGCCGAACGCGAGTTCCGGCACCATAACCAGCCGATCGGTTACCCGATGGGCGGATACCTCGGGCTGATGGGCGGACCGCCGGACCTGTCCTACAACGAAGTGATTCACGCGCTCGACGTCGAACTGGAACGGCTGCTGTGGGCGAACCCCGACGTCCAGGACGCGATGAACCGCCGGCGCCTGGACGCGAACGCGGCCGTCGCGGTGGAACTGTGGTTCGAGGCGTACTCGCAGTCGGCCGACGGCATCCGGCGCAGCGTGAACCGACTGTTCGGCGACGGCGGTCCGTTCCGCATGATCCGCGACCGGATCAACGGGCTGATCCTGTTCGGCGATCCGGGCACCCCCGGCACCGGCATATCGCGCCTGACCTACCCGGCCTGGCTCGAAGCTCTGGTGACCGAAATCAACTACTCGAACGACTTCTACGCGATCGCGCCCGACCACATTCGGCCGGCGATGTTCGGCATCATCGTGGAAGCGGAGATGGAACTGCCGTTCTTTGTCCACGTTCTGCGGCTGGCCGCGCGCATCATCCCGGACTGGCTCACGTTCCTGCCGATCGGCGGAATGCTCGGCGGGCTCGGCGGGCTGCTCGGCAAGGGCGGACCGTTCGGCACGATCGCCACGCTGTCCGTCGGCGCCATGACCGGGCTCGGCGGGAACCCCGCGCTCGGGCAGCTTATGGGCATGGCCGGCGGCGGCGGGGACCAGGAGGTCGACGACAAGCTGTACGAACTGCTGCGGCCGACCGGCGTTCTGTCGAGCATCCCCGAACTGATCCAGTTGATCGCGGCGCTGCCTGGACTACAGGCGCACGGTGGCTACGAGGGCGACCAGGCCATGATGAACCGGGCGTTCGACGTGATCGCAAGGTTCCGGCGATAGCCTGACTGCGGGCCCGCCGGCCGGCGCGCTCGAACTGCTCGAAGGGAATCCCGATGTTGTCGAAGTATTCGCCGGCGCAGAAGGCGAAGTCGACGGCCGCGCTGCTGTCCGCGCTGGTCCTGTTCCTGGGCGTGCTCGCGTCCTACGTCACTGATCTGCTGCCGACCGGCAACGGTGTGGCCGCGGCGATCGCCGGCGGTATCGCGGTGGTCTGCGCCGTCCTGGTTCGGACGGCAACATTCCTCACGAACGCGGCGCCGACGATCGAACAGGTCACGAAGTACACCGACGAGACGATCGCCATGGTCCACAAGGTCGAGCCGGCCGCGATCGAACCGTCCTACGTCGGCCGGCACCGGGCGCCAGACACGACCAGCGACGCCGGCGACGTCGCAGACCCGGAATAGGGCTGTGGCGGCGTGGAACGGGCCGCGGCATCGCTCCTGGGCCAGCGACACGCGCTTGTCGCTGTACTTCGCTATCGCGATCGTGGTCACGTATGTGATCTGGGAAATCGTTGGAGAGGCACCGCAGGGAATGGTGACACTGGTCGGTCTGGCCGGCGGCGCCCTGCTCGGCGGGCTCAGCGGCGATAAGTCGAAGCGGGAAGCGGAACGGGCGGCGGACGTGAAGGACGCGCAGGAGACGGCACACCGGGCCGAAGTGAAGGCCGATCGCGCCGGCGCGGTGGCCGAAGTCGAGCACCCGGATACGGCACGGTCTGCCGGCCTGCCGCCGACCGACGTCGAGGGAGCCGACCATGGGTAGCGTGTTCTCGAACCTGCTGTCTTGGTCGCTGGTGGTCGGAATCGTGATCGGGTTCGTTCTGTCGAAGCTGTGGCAGTTGGCGCGCGTCTGCTGGGCGGACAAGCACCGGCCGCTGCCCGACGGCCGGAAGCGGTCGAAGTGGCAGGCGATCGCGACGGACCGGCGCTGGTTGGTCGGCATGATCGCGGTCGCGTTCCTGGGCTGGTCTGTGTTCACGACGTCGGAGAATGCGACGAACAACGAGCGCAACGCGCGCGAGGCCGCGGCGTTCGCGGCGCGCGTCCAGGACTGCCAGGCGCAACTGATCGCGGCGATTCAGCAGTCGCGGCAGGTCACGGCCGAAAACGAGAAGATCAGCGCGGACAACGATCGACTGTCGCAGGAGGAACGAGGGCTGCTGGCCGACGGGCAGCGCGCCCTGGTCGAGTGGGTCGGGAAGCTGATCGACCCGCCGGACGCGCGGATCAAGGCGCTCGACGTCAACGATCCGGTCCGACAGCAGTACGGCGTGGACGTCTCGCGCGGGTTCTTCAACCGGGTGGGCGATATCAACAAGCGGATCGAAGCGATCCACGGAGAACAGCGGGCGAACGACGCGGCGCGGCCGGCGCAGCGTGCCCCGCTGCCAGACCCCGACTGCGGTTCGTAGTCACCGCGACAAGAGGCGCGCCGTCCGACAAGTTCGGGCGGCGCGTCTGTCTTGCGCGTAGTCCGACAAGTGGCGTAGCGTGTCCGCCATGACCAACCCCACCGAAACCCCACCCGTCGAGGAACTGACCCTGCAAGTCGCGGCCGAACGCTACGGCGTGAATCTGCGGACGTTACAGAAGGCCGCGGAGCGCGGCGACGTGCTCGCGAAGAAGAACGAGTTCGGCCGCTACGTCGTGGACGCCGAGAGTGTCCGTCTGTACGGCGAGATTGCGAAGGCGCGCGCCGCGCTGGCCGACTACATCGCGTCGAAGTCGTGACCGGCATCCGCGTGCTGATCGGCGACGCGCTGATCGCTGCCGGCGAGCGCATCCAGGGCGGTCTGCCGTCCATCCCGGAGTTCGACCCGAACTACCAGCGGCACACGCAGCGCGCCGGCTGGACCGCGCCGGCACCGCTGCAACGGTTCACCACCGGCGAGTCCATCGCGCCCGACATGGTTCGGTCCGCGCTCGACGAACTGCCGGACTCGAAGCTGCTGCGGATCGCGGCGACCATCATCGCCGGCTGGAAGCCGATCCTGCTGTCCGCGCAACTGGCCGCACTCACTGACCTGGACCTGTTCATCGCGGCGCTGCGCGACCGTGCGAACCAGTTCGAGGCCGTCGAGCGCGACGCCGGCGAACCGTGGCTGTCCACCGATCACCTGCTGGAACACCTGAACCCCCGCACCCGCGGAGAATGAGAAACGCGGCCGGCGCCCCAACCCCGGAGCACCGGCCGCACGACACACCGAAGGATGAGTTCGACATGTCAGAGAACAACCTACGCGCCGAGGACTACGAACCCGACGTGCTGCCACCGCTGCCGACGTCCGCGCCGGCGCCGAAACTGCCTTACCGGCGGAACCCCACCCTGGAATGCGACCTGTGCTGGGCGCCCCCGCTGGCGCCGTGCGATCCGTACTGCATCGCGCGCCTGTCGGCCGCGGAGCAGATCGCGCACCGCGACGCCGTGATCGAACGGACGATCGACGAACTGGACTGCACGCTGGGCACCGTCGAGGGCGCCCCGTGGGCGAAGCGGTCCGACCCGGAGTTCGTCGACCTGGACGACGAGGACTACCGCGTGACGTCCTGCACGATCGCCGGCCGGCACCGCGCGCGGCCGAACTACGAACGGCGCGTCGGCCGGCTGCGGCGCGTGCTGATCGTGGCCGTCGTGGTCCTGGTGGCCGCGCTCGCGGCGCTCTGGGCGTCGCAGCAGGCGAAGGCCGACACGTTCACCACCTGCCCGTCCGGGCTGTCCGGCGTCGCGACCGCGGACACGTCGTGCGAGTTCGCCGACAGCGTTCGCGCGTCGTTCTACGGGCAACTGGGCTGGAACCCGATCGCATATTCGCCGGTCACCGGCAAGTTCTACACGATGCAGTGCGCTCGCGCGTGGACGACGAACGCGTGGTTCGCGCCGAAACGCTGCTGGGGCGTCAACGAATACGGCGTCGGTCTGGTGGTGTTCATCGCATGAGCGGCAGCATGGACGACCAGCAGGTCCGCCTGGTCAACGTGGACGACGAATGCGTGTTCGCCGTGATCGCGTTCCCGAACGGAACCGTCGACCTCAAGAGCCGGCTGACGCCGGCGGAACTGGCGGACGCGCTGCGGTCGCTGGCCGACGCGATCGACCGGAAAGCGAGCACGAACTGATGGCCGGCGAAGACGACGTGTTCCACACGGAGGCGATCTACGGCGCCGCGACGCGGCAACCGCTGGTGAAGGTCTTCATCGGCAAGGCGACGCTGATGGTTCCCACCGACGACGCGCGCGCCATGGGTGAAGCGTTGATTACCACGGCGTTCGCGGCCGACGCGGACGCGTACCTGGTCGAGTACCTGACCGAGACAATCAACCTGCCACTACCGAAGGCCGTCGCGATGTTGCAGGACTTCCGCCGGTGGCGATTGGAGCGTGCGAAGTGAACATCATCGTTCTGGGCATCATCGCGGCGCTGGCCGGCCTGTCCGCGTGGCTGCTGGTCGGTCCCCGCGGCCGGCATCATCTGCACCCGCGCTGGCCGGCGCGCCCGTTCGAGCGCGAGCGCGTCACCGTCAAGCAGTTGCAGGCGAAGCTGCTGCGCGAGAACGCCATGTTCCTGACCATCGTCCCCGACGTCCAGGGATTCACGACGGAGATACGTCGCGGCATCGAACGGCTGGACGTCGTGCTGATCGGCGGCGGCGGCGCCGGCCGCGGCATCGCGGACGCTCACGCAGGGATCGCCGGCTGATGACGACACACGAAGTCACCGTCGAGGCGTTCGAGTACGAGCGGGTTCGCGTCAACCAGCGGAACGCGCTCATCGTCTACGAAGGCGGTCGCGACTACCAGGCCGGCGACGCGCTGCGCGTCTGGCGTAAAGACGACGCGCGGTACAGCGTCGAGCGGGAGATAACGCACGTCGGGCACAACACGACCGGCGTCGACTCGCGGTATGTCGTGCTGTCGCTGGCCGATCCGCGGGTGAAAAACCTCACGACCAGGCTGGAATCGGCCGTCGAGGAACAGCACCGTCTGGCGCGCTCGAACGCTGCACTGCGCGGCCGTGTCCGCAGGCTGGCCGGCCGCTGATGGGCGCCGTCGGGCTCTACTCGCGCGGCCGTGGTCCGAACGGGCACCGGCTGGCGAACCCGCGCGATCCGATCGTGCGGCAGGCGCTCGAACGGACCTGCCCGGTCTGCAACGTCGAACCGGGCGTCTGGTGCGTCGGAGTGGCCGAAGGCAAGACGAACGGCCGGCAGCGGTCGCGGCTGCACTTCGACCGCTGCAAATTTGTGGAGGTACCAGCATGAACGCAGTTCTGGGCGGGCTGGGCGCCGGCCTGCTGGTGGCGCTCACGATCCTGATTGTCGGGCTGACGATCGCGGCATACGTCGCGATCGCGGTCGCGCTGGTCGCGATCGTATGGGGATGCGTGGACTACGTGCGATCGCACCCCGACCGCCGGCATGGCTGACGGCCGCGCGTGGCCTGGCTACCAGCTTCGGTTCTGCCCGGTCTGTCGGGCTGAGGTCGGAACGCACCGCGAGCCGATCGACGACGACCGGGGCGAACTGGTGGCCTACCACGAACACGCCGACAGCACCGGCGCCCGCTGCCTGATGGCCGGCGAGCGGGCAGCGATAAAGGCCGTGGCGTTCACGGCGACAGATACCGGCATCGACCAGCGCACCGCGCGCGAACGGATGCTGAGTCGACCGCAGGGCAGCAACGCGGCCGACGAACTACTGGCACGACTGAACCGAGAGGAACCCCGACAGTGAAGATCGACCTATCCGACGTCGCGCAGGAACGGATCACAGACCTGATCCGCGCGATCGACGCGAACACGGCGGCGCTCGAACGCGCCAACGAACAGCGGGACTTCGAGCAGAACGGGCCGCGCGGATGATCGCCAGTAACGTCTGCTCGCTGTCCCCGGCGGACGCTCGCGACATGCTCACCCGGAACACGCACAACCGGCCACCGCGCGAAGGCGACGTGCTCAAGTGGGCCGCGGAGATGGAAGCCGGCCTGTGGCAGATGAACGGCGAGCCGATCAAGTTCGGCGAGTCCGGCCGGCTGATGGACGGGCAGCACCGGCTGATGGCGCTCGCGATGCAGGAAGAGGACGTCCGCGTGGACTTCCTGGTGGTCTGCGGGCTGCCCGACGACACGCAGAAGACGATGGACCAGGGCCGCGCGCGGTCGCTGTCCGACGTGCTCACGCTCGACGGGCTCGACGTGTCGCGATCGCACGCCGGCGCGATCCGCGCGTATCTGCTCTGGTCCGAAGGGCTGATGTTCGTCGACCGGAACACCGCGGCGGCGAAGCTGACGAACCCGTATATCAACCGCTGGGCGCAGGAGAACCCCGACGCGCTCGACCTGCTGCGGCGCGGGATGACGTACCGGAAGATTCGCGCGCGCGGCGCCCTGGTGGCGGCGATCTTCGCGCGGATCGCGGAGGTCCAGGGTGTCGACGTGGCCGACGAGTTCTTCCAGCGCGTGTCCGACGGGCTCAATCAGTCGGCCGGTTCGCCCATAATGGCGCTGCGCGGCCGGCTGGACAACATCGCCGGCGACAACAAGAACGGCGTGAAAGCGCGTATCTCGGATCGGGACGTGATCGGCATGTTCGTTACGGCGTTCAACGCGTGGATTGCTGGCCGGACGCTGGCGAAGATTCAGCGGCCGACGCGCGCCGGCTACACCGCGGCACTGTTCCCGACGATCGCGGAGCCGACCCGATGACCGCCGGCACCGTCCGCCCGCTCAAGTGCCAGAACTGCGGGTATTCGCAGCGGCACAGCCGGCAGCGGGCCGGCGAGGTACCGGCGTTCTGCACGTCGCACGAAGTCTGGCTGTGCTTCGCGTGTCGCGACACGCTGGACTGCTCGAAGCTGGGTCACAGGTTCGTCGACACGGCGCCGCGGCGCGACTACACCGACGCGGTACCGCCGAACGACGGCATCTATTCGAGCGTGTCCGAAGAGGTCTACCACGGCGATCTGGGCTCGCTGTCGTCGAGCGGCGCCCGCGCGCTGCTGGCCGGCACGCCGGAAGAGTTCGACTACGGCCGGCGCAACGATCGCGGCGTGAACAAGAACTACGACTTCGGGCACGCGGCGCACAAGATGGTGCTGGGCAAGGGCGGACAGCTTGGTCTGCTCGACCCGAAGGTCTGCGGACACGGCAAGGACGGGAAGATCGCGAAGGAACCCGCCCGGACGTCGGAGTGGCAGGCCGCGGCGGCGAAGTACCGGCGTGAAGGCAAAATCCCGATGCCGAAGTGGGACATGGACAAGGCGCAGACGATGGCCGGCCGTGTTCACCAGCACCGGATCGCCGGCCGGCTGCTGTCGAAGGGACAGGCCGAACACAGCATCTACTGGCACGACGACGCGACCGGCGTCCGGTTGCGCTGCCGGCCGGACTTCCTGACCGACGGGCTGGGCCGGACCATCTGCATCGACTACAAGACGTCGACCAGCGCGAACCCCGCGGCGTTCCAGAAGGCCGTCGTCGACTACGGCTACCACCAGCAACAGGCGTTCTACGAGGACGGATGCGCCGAAATCGGGCTGGAAAACGTCGGGTTCCTGTTCATCGTCCAGTCCAAGTCGGCGCCGTTCACCGTGTCCGTCTGCCGGATCAAGCCGGAAGTCGTCGAACTGGGCCGGCGCCAGAACCGCGCGGCGATCGAACTGTTCGCGCGCTGCACGGAGTCCGGCCAGTGGCCGGGTTACGACGGAATCCATGAGGTCGGCATGGCCGGCTGGGCGACGTCGCAGATCGAAGAGTCGCTGGAACGGTTCTACGCGGCATGAGCACCACCCCCACCAGGAGAGAAGGAACAATGTCCAACGAAATCGCACAGCAGGACGCCGGCACGCTCGAAGTGTTCCCGCCGGCACAGATGCGCCGGCCGACGGCCGTCGCTGTCCTGCACGAACACGCCGAGGTCTACAACACGGCGTGGAAGCTGGCCGGCCAACTGGTCCGCACGACCATGGTCCCGAAACGGTTCTTCGGCAAGCAGGGCGACGCGACCGCGGCGATCCTGTACGGCGCCGAACTGGGACTGAACCCGATCCAGTCGCTACAGCGTGTCGTGCCGATCCACGGTATGCCGTCGCTCGAAGCGCGAACCATGGTCGGGCTGCTCAAGGCTGCCGGGTACAAGGTCCGCACCGTCGAGCAGTCCGACGAGTCCGTGACCGTGGTCGGCCGCGACCAGGACGGCGACGAGTACCGCTCGACGTGGACGATCGCACGGGCGCAGCGCGCCGGCTACGTCCCGACGCCGAAACCGGGCGTGACGAACCCCGACCCGCTGAACGACGACGACTGGGTGAGCGTCGAGAAGTTCTGGGACGGCAAGCGCAAGGTGTCCGTGCTGGGGAACATGAAGTACATCACCGACCCGCAGACCATGCTGAAAGCGAAGGCACAGGCCGAGGTCTGCCGCGAGATGGCGCCCGACGTGCTCATGGGTATCAGCTACTCGCGCGAAGACCTGGAATCGGAGACGTTCGAGGAACCGGAGCGCACCGCGCCGGCGCCGGCGAACCCGGTCACCGAGGACGAGATATTCGCCGAGGAAGTGCCCCTGGACCGTCCAGTGTCGACCGAAGACCCGGACAACCCGACGGACAACCCGCGGCCGGCCGCGGAGCAGGCCGCGGAGCCGGCCAGCGCGGCGCAGGACGAACCGGAGGCCAACCCGGCGCCGGAACCACCAGAAACGCCGGCCGGCGCCGTGAGTGAGGACCAGGGCGACGGGCCCGACGTCCCCGAAGAACCGGCGCCGGCCGCGCAGGAACCCGCGGGCCCGACCGCGGAGCAGATCGAGGCGCAGACGAAGCAGGCCGAAGCGGACCGCGACGCAGCGGAGAAGTCGAAGCGGATCGCGGCGAAGCGCAGCACCGCGCCGGCCGCGGACCCGGAACGGCCGAAGTCGCGTATGCGGAAGGCGCTCGAAAAGCGTCTTTACGCGCTGCTGGGCGACGCCGGCTACGGCGACGACGCGAACCGGGACGGCAAGATCGCGCTGTATCAGGGCATCCTGGGCCGCGCGGACGTGTCGAGCACCGACGACCTGGACGACACCGCGGTCACGAAGGTGTCCGACAAGCTGTACGCGTGGCAGCAACAGAACTGCCTGGTCGACGAGGCGAACGCCATTGTGGCGCGCATCGCGGCCGGCGAGTCCGCCGCATCCGTGGCGGAACCCACCAGTGAAGGGAACGAGTAAGTGGGACTGATCACCGACCAGCCCGAAGGTCTGCCGTCCGGGAACGACCTGGACAACGTGGAAGACCCGGACGCGCCCGCCGAGCACGGCGAACGCGCAGAGATGTACCTGTCCGGCGCGCACGTCTGCACGCTCGACAACGCGCCGGCCGGCCTGGGGCGAGTAACCCTCATGGTCGAACTGGAAGTGACCGAAGAGTCGATCCGGTTCACCGAGGACGGCGAAATCCCGATCCGGCGCTGCCGGCGCGTCGGCGACATGTGGATACCGGGCACGCAGCGACCGCCGACCCGCGAGGAAATCCAGGCCGCGCAGTTGGCGGCGAAGGCGAAGGCCGCGGCAGAACAGGCTGAGCAGGACGAGGCCGAACGCGCGGAGCGGGAGAAGAACGAACCGCCGATGTTCGACGAGGACGGGAACCCGCTGTCCGAGGACGCGCCGCGGCCGGACGACGGCGAGGTCCAGGACGGCGAGGTCGACGGCGATCCGCCGCCGGCCGACGACACCGTGGTCCAGTTCTCCGACGCGAAGAAGGGGAAGTGATGAAGATAGGACTGGCTGGCCTGCTGTTCCTGGTGTTCCTGGTGCTCAAGCTGACCCACGTCATCGCGTGGTCCTGGCTGTGGGTCACGGCGCCGCTGTGGATCGGCGCGGTTCTGTTCGTGCTCGCGTTCGTCGTCGTCGTCGTGGCGAAGGTCCGCGAGTAGTAGCACCCCGATAGACCGGGCGCCGGCCGGTCAAGCAGCGGCCGGCCGGCGCCCCCATATCCCACCAGGAAGACCCCCGACATGCCGAAGATCACCGCGCAACAGATGCGCTCGAACCACGTCGTGAAGCCGGCGGCGTGTCGCGGCTGCGGCGCGAACCTGTCCCGCGAGCCCGTCGAGCACCGGCCAGACTGCACCGTCGAGCCGTCCCCGCTGATCTGCGACGTCTGCGACGCGATCCGCCTACCGTCCGAAGCGCGCGACGCGCTGCGGCTGGGCAAGCTGTGGCAGTTCATCCCGTCCCCGTACCCCGGTCGCTACCTGTGCCCGGACCACCACCAGAAGAGGAACACACCATGACCGACCAACTGTTCGACGACCGCGCCGGCGCCTACGTCGGCGCCCGCGAGGCGCTGAAAGCCGCGCAGCAGATCAAGGTCCAGGCGCGCCGCGACGCGATCGCCGACCCCGAGAACGGCGGATACCTGCCGATCACGCTGTCCGACGAATACTGGGCACTGATCGCCGAAGCTGCGATCCTGTCGAACCTGGCGCGCGCCGACGCCGGCGTGGGCATCGTGTCCGGGCACTATCTGGCCGACCAGGCGCAGCGGATCGAACGCAACCGGCGCCGGCGCACCCGCGAGGACGTCCACGCGAAGCTGGCCGAGGTCCGCGAGCGCACCGAACGCGGCCGGCCGCACCCGAACACCGCGCCGGACCCGTTCGACGTCCGCGGGCTGGACCCGATACGCGTCATCGTGACGAACCCCGACAGCACGCACCGCGACCGGACCGGCGTCATCTTGCAGAACGAACTGTCCGCCGGCCGCGAACCGCGCTACCTGGTGTCGATGCTGCCCGGACCCACCGATCAGGACGGGCCGCGCGACGCGGAACACGTCTGGTTCGATCGGTCCGAACTGGACCTGGTGATCGGCGCATGAGCCCCGCGCAGGGCCGCGAGAACGTGGCCGTGTTCAATCCGCTGGTGCTCGCGCTGCCGAACTGGCACCCCGACGGGCCCGACGGCGACGTGGACGGGTACGTGGTCCCGTTCGTGTTCCCGGACAACCGCGACGAGCGATCGCCGAACCGGCGCGCGAAGATCGCGATTGCCCTGGACAAAGACGAGTGGCGCGCCGGTCTGCGGAACTGCCAGTCCGACGCGATGACGGGCGACCAGGCGCGCGCGTTCGCCGGCGCCTGGCTGCGCGCGGCCGAAGTGCTCGACGCGATCGCGAGCCGCGCCGCGGCGAAAGCGCGTCTGGACGACGACGTGGTGGACTGCGAAGTCGTCGAGGACGACGACGAGGACCAGGCCGACGCGCCGGCGGTCCCGCGGACGTGTTGCGACAGCGTGTTCGGCGAGATGCACGAACCCGACTGCATGTTCCGGGCGACCGCGGAAAACCCCGTGGACTACAGCGGGCCGGCCGTCGTGGTCCCCCCCGGCGGCTGTCCAGCGTGTTCTGCCGGCACCTGCACCCTGCACGGCGAGGCGTCGCAGTGATCGCGGCCGGTATCGACCCGTCGCTGACGTCGACCGGCGTCGGCGTCCTGGCCGGCGGCGCCGTGAAGCTGGCCGCGCGGTTCGGCCGCGACGGGCACAACGGCGACAGCTACCACACCAGGAACAACCGCATCCGCCGGCTACGGACGGAGGTCTGGAAGGCCGCGACCGTGGCCGGCCACCCCGACGTCGTGGTGTTGGAGGAACAGCCGTACCAGATGAACAGTCCAGGGCAGTTCGATCGGTCCGGGCTGTGGCACATGCTGTTCGAGTGTTTCGACGCGCGCGGAATCCCGATCGTGGTAGTCGGGAACACCGTCGGGAAATCGTGGGTGACCGGCGCCGGCCACGCGTCGAAGGACGACGTGATCGCGACGATCGACGAGTGGTACGGCGACCAGTTGGCGCCGCGGCTGTCGCAGTGGCGGAAGAAGGACCACCCCGACGACGTGGCCGACGCGCTGGGTTACGCGACCATGGGCGCGTACAAGCTGGGCGACCCGCTGCCGTTCGAGCCGAAGGACCGGCACCGGACCGCGCTCATGCTGCTGCCGTGGCCGAAGATCGCGCGGGCCCGCTGATGGCCGCGCGGAAGGTGTGGTCCGTCGAGTGCGAGCTATGCGGCCGGTCCGACGACTTCGACGGCGCCCTGACCGTCGAGGAACTGGGCGTCGCGCTGCCGATCGCCGGCTGGTACGTCCCCCGCTACGGCGGCACGTTCCACCGTGCCTGTTACAACCGGATGCGGGCCGTGATCGGACAGCCACCGCTGCCCGAACCGAACCCGTGGGCGGACCTGCTCGAAGTGGTCCAGCGCGTGAAGAACATCGTGTGGCAGGCGTTCGCGATCGAACCCGCCTGGCCGCAGCGCGCGCTGCCGGCCGGCCGCTGGCCGGACTGCATCGGCTACGGCTGTCCGCGCGGCGAGCACGGCTGTTTCATCTGCCCGACAGACGAGGGGAACTGATGCCGTTCACTGATCCGACGTCGGGCTGGGCCGCGACGTGCGAGGACTGCCCGTTCACGATCGACGAGGACTACGGGCATCGCGTGTTCCCGCGCTGGGAGTTCGACGACACCGACGAGGGCCGCTGGACGGGCGAACGGTGGGCGATCGCGCACCGTGAGGCGAACCCCGGACATAACCCGACCGTCCTGCACTTCCACCGCTGGACGATGACGCTCGACGGCATATCCCCCGAACTGCTCGCAGCGTTCGGACTACAACCGAAGGAGAACTGACCATGGCGCGCGTGTCGTGTCTCGAATGCAACTGCACGGCGAAGAAGTGCGACAGCACCGGCTACGGCCGCAAGTGCTGCCCGGACTGCAACCATCCCGACGCGATGAAGCTGGTAGGCGAGCACTTCGCGAAGGCGATCAACGCGTCCAGGCTGGCCGACGCGGAACCGTCCGCGCATGGCTCGCGAGCCTGGTCCGCGGCCGGCGAACTGCATATGCGGATCGCGGAGTTCGCGATGGCGTTCGAGGTCCAGGCGGCGCCGTTCGCGCCGATCACGGTCCCGCCGGCGGGCGACCAGTGAGCCGGATATGGGCGGCGCTGCCGCTGCCCGATCCGCTCGACCAGTGGCACCCGCTGGGCGCGTGCTGGTGGCGGCGATCGCTGCCGGCCGACGACAACCAGAACCGGCTGATCGTGCGGACCGACAGCATCCACGACGACCAGCCGGCGCGGCTGGGCTGCTGGGAATGGTTCGACGGGCAGCACGTCCAGGCGATCTTCGGTGTCGACGTGTTCGGTGTGGCGATCACCGGGCACGGCGCCGGCGCGATGAATCTGGACGTGCTCGCGCTGCCCGAGTGGATAACGGAGTTCGGCGACGAGGCGCGCCGGTGGCGGAACCTCACCGATCCGACGTCGGCGGACAGCGCGCGCTACCCGGAGCCGGCCGACGGGTTCGCGGCAATGTGGCTGCCGGCGCGGCAGTACCCCTACGCGCCGCGCGTGCGGGACGTCGGGTTCCCCGGATGAAATGCCCCCGTTGCGGCGCCTGGTCGCTGGTCCCGGACCCGCGCCGCAACGGGTTCGTCTGCGAGGTCTACGGCGGATTCATCCCCGCAGAATATGTTCCTGACCAGCCACACGAACGGGTTGCGCGCGTGCGTCAAGTGTCGTACACTTGAGACATGACGCAGACAGCCACCACCGCGACCGCCCCCGAGTTCATCGGAGTGACCACCTACCACGGTCGCGCCGTGAAGTATTTCAACGATCCCGCCCGCCTGGGCTGGGCGCCGGCCGGCACGCTGGCAGCGCAGTTCGGCGCCGGCGTCGAGTTCCCCATGTGGGAATACTTCGGCCAGAACGACGCCGGCCAGTTGATGTTCAGCCGGACGCGGTTCGTCGCCGACGAGGCCGGCAACCTGCACGGCTACGACAGCACCGGCCGGAAGGTGATCATCCACCCCGCCGACCGTCGCGTCCGCTTCCTGGCGCAGAAGTGATCCCCGGCCGGCGCCCAACCGGGCGCCGGCCACCAACCCCCGAGAGGAACCCCCGACATGTTCACGATTCAGACCGCAGACGGCGACCTGACCGGATTCACCAGCTACGAGGCCGCGCGCGCACACCAGCGCGCCGCCGGCCTGATCGGCTCGACCGTGGTCCCCGCCGGCATGACGGCCGTCTGGACCCCCGAGGACTACGCCGAGACGGTCCGCGCCGCGCGGGCCCACCGCGCGAACCCGTCCAACGTCATCGCACTCTGAGAGGAACCCGACATGCTGCAACTTCCCCCGCCCACCGCGAAGAATCACGCCGAGGCCGTCGCGCAGTTGCGCGACCGCCGCGCGCGGCTGCTGGCCTACGCGCTCGACATGCTCGACCGCGCGGAACTGTTCGTCCACACCGCGGCCGACGTCGCGGACGAACTGATCGCCGAGGCACGCGCAGCGTTCGAGGCTGCCGAGAAGCTGGCGCCGCGGGCAGCGTAATTCGACCCACCAGCACGGGCCCGGACCACACGGTCCGGGCCCGATTGCTGTCCTGACCTGCATCACGAAACACTTGCGCGCGTGCGTCAAGTGTCGTAGACTGATGGCATGACCAACACCGCGAAGCAGTACACAGTGAAGATCACCGACGGGTTCGAGCAGAACAACCGCTACGCCGGCCTGTTCGACACGAAGGCCGAAGCGATCGCAGCGTCTCGCGCGATGAAGGCTGCCGGCGCCGGCGCGTATTGCGTCTGTGTCCCGGCCGCTGCCGCGAAGACCACCCCGGCCGCGCTCAAGATGGCCGGACTCATCGAACAGCGCACGACGGACCTGCTGTTCGCCGATCTGCTGCACCTGGACCGGATGCCCACCACCCCGGAAACCCGCCTGATCGGCGCCGCGATCAGCGACGTGATCACCGCTCGCGAGAAGATCGACGCGCAACTAGACGCGATCTTCGAGGACATGGAGTTCGCCGGCACCTACCGCGATGCGATGTTGCTCGCGATCGCCGCGAAGACCGCGACGGCCGGCCAGTGAACGCGGCCGTGATCGTCCACCAGCGGACCGGCCGCGAGGTCGGCCGGTTCGCCGGCTACGTCCAGGCCGCGGAGTACCGCCGCGACGTGCTGCGGCCGGCGCTCGCTGCCAGCACCGTCTGCCCGTATGCGATCCGCGACCTGGGCCGGCCGCTGGCCGTCGGCGATCTGTTCCTGATGCCGGCCGAGACTGTCCAGCCGTGCCCGCGCTGCGGCGTCGGCGCCGTGGACCTGGCCGGCGGACGTCATCACCTGGTGATCGACGACAACGGCGCGCGCACCGCGTGGCAGGACTGCAAGCCGGCCGACGTCGCGCGCGAACCTACCCTGTTCTGACCCACTACCAGACCCAGCCGGCCGGCGTCCACCAGGGCGCCGGCCGACGTCGTATGGTGGGCAGCGTGGACATACTGCGCACCATCGCCGACAGCGCCCGAACGGCCGTGCAAGGCATCTGGGGCGTGGGCGAATCGCTCTATCAACTGCACCGGAAGGCGGACAAGATCATGGCATCTATCGACGAGGTACGCGCGGCATACCGCGAGGCGTTCCAGGACGTGAAGGACCAGCGAGACGCAGCGATCGCGCTCGCGGAGGCGAACGCGCAGAAGGCGCAGGAACGGGCCGACGCGCTGGCACAGTTCCAGGCCGACGACGCGGCGACCGACGCTTCCCAGTTGGCCGCGCAACAGCAGGCCGACGCGGACGCGTTCGCATCCGATCTGGCCGCGCTCAAGGACCAGGTGAGCACCACGCCGGACGAACCCGACGTGCCCCCGCTCGACGACCAGCCGGCGCCCGTGGACACCGGAGTCGGGCCCGCGCCCGTCGAGGACGACAGCGACACCCCCGCACCGGAGCCACAGCCGACCGCACCAGAGCCGACTGACGAGACGGCGCCCGGTGACACCACGGTCACGCCGACGGCGCCCGACGTCCCGAACACGGAGCCGGCGCCCGTGCCCGACGACGTGGCCGGCACCCCGGACGACGGCAGCGGCGACGGAACCAACGTCGTGCCCCCGGTCACCAGCGAGTAACCGCGGCACAACATCTGGCACCGAGAACGGGCGTCTACCCCAACGGGTAGGCGCCCGTTTCGCGTGTCTGGACTTACCCGCGGCCGGCGGGTAGAACTGGCGATCACACCCAGAAGCACGGACCGACCCGGCGCGCTGAGTGTTCCCCCACAACTGAACAGCCGATGTGCTCGACGAATCTCCCACCAACGACAAGAGCCCCGATCCGAAGACCAGGGCCCTTGCTGCGAGATAGTCCCCGACAGACCGTCCGCACATCACCGCGAGATGATTCCTGCATCATAGAACACAGGACCGACCCTGACCAGGCCGAGCAACAGCCGTCATATGGTGAGTTCCAGTCATGCCCGGAATGGTCGAGGGCATTCGATCGCAGACGGCCGCGGCGCTTACCTAGAAGGCGTGCCCGACGTCGCCACCCTGCCGGCGGGACAGATGCCGGGGACCGCTGCGAACTTTCCGGCCACGGCTGACGAGTAATCCCCGTCGGCGCTGACATGTGGAACTGCCGACGTCCTGACGACGCGACACCACGGTTTAGTCCCTGTTCGCAGGGCTAACCGTGCCCAACCTCCGAACCCTCCGACGCAGACAGCGCACGCCGAGCTACGCAGATCGACCTGCACAGCGTCTATCGTCGGAGACGCAAGCGACAACCGGCGAGCGAAGGAACCAGCCATGGCCGACAGCACCAGCAAGACCGATCAGTCCAGCGAGCCCACGCAGAGCGTGTCCAGCACGGACGCATCGACCACGCAGGGCCGCGCCGCGGCCGGCACAGCCACCCCGCAGGGCACCCCGTCCAGCGCAGGCGGCGCTGCCACCGCACAGCAGGACCAGGGCGTGACCCGTGTCCAGGTCGAGCAGGCGCCCAAGGAACCCGACGTCCTCTACGACGGCGAGAACCTGCCCAAGCGTGAGCACGTCCGGGCGGATTACCAGCCGTTCGAGTGGTAGCGGGTAGTCCGCGCTGATGGCCGGCGTCCCACGCAACACCGCACAGCGGGACCGTGATCGCCGCGCCATCATGCGCGGACACCCCGAGTGCGGCAGCCCGTACCACGATTGCGGACAGAAGCATCCCGACTGCGGGATATGCGGCGAGCCCATCGACTACGAGCTACCCCACCTGGACCCATGGGAATACGTGGTCGACCACGTTGTCCCAGTCATCGCCGGCGGGCCCGACACACTGCCCAACAAGCAGGCCGCACACCGCACCTGCAACAGGGACAAGAGCGACCGTCTCGCAGACGCACAACCAGCCGGCACCACGTTCGTAACCAGCCGCACCTGGTGAGCCCACCATCACGACAGGACGCAGACCATGGCACACAGTGAAGCAATGCGGGCCGCGCTCGACGCGCTCGACGTCGCGATCGTCGACCTATTCGAGGCCATCCGATCCGACGAGCCAGACGACACACCACCCGACGCGATCCCCGTCGATGCCGTCCTACTGATCGGCGTCCAGCACATCGACGACGACGACGCGCGGATCGGGTACACCGAAGTCGTGCCCCGCTACGGCGCCCAGCCGGCCTACGTGACCCGCGGACTGCTCGACGACGCCCGCCGGCTGATGGACCAGGTGAGCGACCGCGGCGACCAGGACCAGGGCGGGTAACCCCCACCCCCACCCCCGCGCCGCCACCCATGGCAT